ACCCTGCGAGAAGCAGTAGATATTTATAGGGGTAAGTACCTAGGATAGAATGTTACATACCCGATTACAATACGCCACGAGGAGGTGGTAAACATGGATGACTTTGATAAGTTTTGGGCTGCTTACCCTAAGAAAGTAGCCAAGGCAGACGCTAGAAAAGCGTGGGCGCAGACAAAAGATATACGGCCTGAATTAACAAATTTGTTAACTGCCATAACCGCTAACTGCAAGACCGAGAGCTGGATGAAGTCTGGCGGGGCGTTTATCCCGTATCCAGCCACCTGGCTTCGCGGTGAGCGTTGGGAAGATGAACTAGAGGTTTCCCTGCCAAACGTAGTTAACGAGAAGCCTTGGCACGAAACCGCTACCGGCATAGAACTCAAGGGCAAGGAACTAGGATTAGACCCTAGCCAGTTCGAGTCGTTCCCACACTTTAAGGTTGCGGTTATGAGAGCCGCGCTTAAGTCTGCATGACAGACCCATTCAAAATTACAGAGCCAACCGTCATTAGTTTTTCTGGTGGTCGGACTTCTGGGTATATGCTCTGGCGAGTGTTGCAATCAAATAGTGGTTTGCCAGATGAAGCGATTGTCTGTTTTGCCAATACAGGAAAAGAGGACGAGGCTACTTTGCAGTTTGTAGACGATTGTTCTAAAAACTGGAGTGTGCCAATTGTGTGGCTAGAATACCGATTGGATGACCCAAAATATGCGGTTGTAGATTTTCATACCGCCAGCAGAAACGGAGAGCCGTTTGAAGCTTTAATTACCAAAAAAAACTATCTTCCAAATCCTGTAACACGATTTTGTACCGCAGAATTAAAAATTAGAACATTGCATCGTTATCTTAAAAATCTTGGTTGGAAGCATGACGAAAACTTTGATTGGATAGGCATAAGGGCAGATGAACCAAGACGTGCGGCAAAAGTTGATAAGTCCAGAGTTCCTTTGTTTGTCGACGGGGTTACATCTAAGGATGTTGGAAAGTTTTGGTCAGAACAATTATTTGATTTAAAACTTCCAAATATTAACGGAAAAACCTATCACGGAAACTGTGATTTGTGTTTTTTGAAGGGCTACCCACAAACCTTAAGCCTTATACAAGAAAAACCAGACCGAGCGATATGGTGGGCAAAAATGGAATCAAAAATTCAATCTGGTGGAGAGTTTAAAGGCGATGGAGCGCGTTTCCGTAAAGACCGACCAAGTTACGCCAGTATGATGAAATTTGCCCAAACGCAAGGGGATATGTTTGGAAGCGAAGAAGAGTCTATTGCTTGTTATTGTGGTGACTGATGATTCTCTCCCAGCACAACAGGAACGTCGCCCGTGAGATGGTGGATAACGCACCTGACGGGCATATTCTTGAGGTACGGCCACCTAAGCGCAGTCTTGACAGCAACAGGTACTACTGGGCGGTCTTGGGTGATATATCCGAACAGGTAGTTCCTGGTAGGTCTTATGAGCCTAGCGTCTATCACGAATACTTTAGAACTCTTTTCCTGCCTGAACGGATGGTGGAGTTGCCCGACGGGTCACTCAAGATGCTAGAACCTAGCACAAGTGAGTTGAACCAATCATCTTTCTCCGAGTATGTGGAAAAGGTTGTGATGTGGGCTTTGCAAAACGACGTAAAATTTAGCGACAACACAAGGGGCCTTGGTGACAAAAGATGAAAAAAACCATATGTCTGCGGTTGCAGAATTGGGATGCTCTATCTGTCGCCGATTGGGCTATGAGGGCACGCCTGCTGAGTTACACCATATTCGGAGTGGACAAGGGTGGGGTAGACCGAGTAATTATTTCGTCATCCCCGCATGCGTTCGCCATCATCGTGGAGATGAAGGAATCCACGGACTCGGAACCAAAGGCTTCCCAAATCACTACGGATTTACCGAGCAAGAGTTATTAGAGGATGTATACCGTCTTTTGGGCAAACCTTTACCGGTAGGGAATAAATGAAAGCCATCGTAATAGCAACAACCCAAGGTAAGTGTCTTCCTGTCCTAGCCGCATCCGTGACCTTCTACGTCCCGCAGGATGTGACGGTATTCCTAGCGGGTAGCGACATTATCTTCCCGCGCCACAGGACTGTGAACCTGCCCAACGACGCTACTAACTTTGGCGATGCTTATAACGCCGTGGTCAAGCGAGCGTTCGAGGAGGTCGACGAGGTTGTTGTTTGTAATGACGATATTGTGTTCAACCCTACCACCTGGAAGCTGCTTGGCGAGGACGTTGCGTTTCTGCGAGACAAAAGCATCCCCCTCGGATGGCTGGCCGCTAGGTCTGATTATGCCAGAGGTTTGCAGAATATCCGGTTGGGTTCTGGACAGATGTCGTGGTTTCGTTTTGAAACCGAGAACAGTCTTATAAAGGCAGACGTTATCGCGCCTATCTGCGGCTATATCCACAAAGACGCGTGGATAGATTTTAAGAGTCTCAATTGGTATTCAGACGACCTGCAATGTTACGAGCAAATGGAGGCAGGACTGACCCATTGGATTAGCAGAGCTTACGTTTCCCACGTCGGCTCTCAAACGTGTGGATTTAATGCCAAAGAACTTATACAATCTGCAAAGCCGGTTATAAAACAGCATAGACCAGATCTGTACGAACTATGGTTCAAAGGACATGATTAGCGAAACCCGTCTTATTAGCGAAGACCGTCTTCGGAATTGGGCGTTTTTCTGTGCGTGGGGTCATGTGGGCCCTGAACACCGTACCCAATGCGCCAGCGCGGAGGGGAACTACGAGTCCGAGGATGTCTTTGAGGGCGAGGAGCCAAGGATAGAACCCGATATGTTAGACGGGCAGGAAGTAGAGAATGCGGTTAGGGTTTTACCCGATATAAGCCGCAGGGTTTTGAAGGCAAGGTATATCCAGTACCCGTACAACTTGAGCCACAATGTAGCCCAGAGATTACGGATGTCTACGCATAAATTAGAACTAGAACTATTGATAGCCAAGAGGAGGCTGCATGACAGACTTAACAGAAATCAGGCAGGGAACAGAGGAGTGGTTACAGGCGAGGCTGGGGTTCTGCACAGCCAGCAGGGTTAGCGACGCTCTAGCGGGCAAGGACACGGAGACTAGGAAAAACTACCTCTGGCAGCTTGTAGCGGAAAGACTTACCAAGACCCCACAGGCGGGTTTTGCGCCCAACGCGGCCATGCTTCGTGGAAATGAGCAAGAGCCCGTCGCACGCGCCGCCTACGAAGCCCATAGCGGGGTTTTCGTAGACCAAGTAGGTCTAGTGGTACACCCAACTATAAAATGGCTAGCAGCCTCTCCTGACGGCTTGGTGGGGGATGATGGTCTTGTAGAGATAAAGAACCCAAACACGGCCACGCACCTCCAGTACAGGAAGGCGGGCAAGGTTCCGACCAAATATAAGAATCAGATGATGCTTCAACTAGCCTGTACCCAAAGAAAATGGTGCGACTTTGTGAGTTTTGACTCCCGGCTGCCGACAAGCAAAGTGCTGTTCATCGTGCGGTTCGAGCCAGAGCAAAAGGAGATAGACGAGATGCTAGACAAGATTAAAGTGTTTTTAGGGGAAGTGGAGGCCGAGTGTGATGATTGACGACCTGGCGGTAGAGGCGGGATTGTTTCTCAAGGAGGGGGAGTTGTTGTTCAACTTCCACGAAGACTCTCGTACCCAGTTGCAGAGGTTCGCAGAAATCGTGCGCGAGGAGGAGAGGTTTCGGTGCGCGAGAATGGCCGAAGAATGGGGATTCAAGACGTTGGCTCAGGAGATGAGGGGTTGAGCCAGCAGGTGATGATAGAAGCCCTGTATCAGGAGATTGTGGGGGTTCTGGGCAAGTTTGACGAGGCACTCCCTCTAGCCTCTGTGGTAGGGGTTTTAGAGGTAATCAAGTTTCAGCTTTTGAATAATACGGAGGATGAAGAATGAGAGACGGACTTATAGCTGCACACTTCTACGCGCAGGACGCGGCGTTTTTCGTACTATGTATGCTTGGCGTTATTATCTTTGCGGGGTGGACAGAGTGGCGGCGTGGTTAATAGCCGGTATCGGTGTTGTATACCTTGTGGTGGCGGTGCAGTTGCTATTACAGGGTAAGGTGGGTCTGGGCGTGGCTTTCTTAGGTTATAGCCTTGGCAATGTGGGTCTTTATTTAGCAGCCAAATAGGAGAAGTAAATGGAATACGATAATACGAATAGCGGTGTGTTGTTTAAGAATGAGTCGGACAACGAGAAAGCTCCAGCCTACAAGGGCAAGTTAAACGTGGACGGGACTGAGTACCAACTAGCCGCGTGGATTAAGACGGGCAAGTCTGGGCAGAAGTTTATGAGCCTCAAGGTGGAACTGCCGAAACCCAAGGCAGAGCCTAAGCGTCAGGAATCGCTTGAGGAAGACATCCCATTCTGACACAGCAACAGCTAAAAGCCCTGTTTGATTACAGGCGCGGACGACTTGTGTGGAAGCCTCGGCCAATTGAGGCTTTCGCCAAGTATTCTGCCTACGTCATGTGGAACCGACGGTACGCGAACAGGGTAGCCGGTCACATAACCCCTCGCGGTTATCGCAAAATCGCTATATTCAAGAAGCCTTACTTTGCCCATAGGATTGTCTGGGCGTACCACTACGGCTACTGGCCGGAGCAGGTTGACCACATAAACTGCAAGTTTGCCGATAATAGAATAGGCAACCTCAGAGAGGCCACCCAGACCGAGAATAGGTGGAACTCCAAGCGCAGGGCAAAAACCAAGTCAAACGTGAAGGGTGTGTATAAGAGGGGAACAAGGCTTTACGAGGCGCACATAATGGCCAACGGAAAGAGGTACTATTTTGGAAGATTTGTTCGAAAATCTGACGCAGCCAGAGCCGTCACCACCGCAAGAAAAGCGTTGCATAAAACATTTGCTAGGGCTGGTTAACAAAGGAGCTTTTACCGCCACCAAAGAGGAGTTCTATCAAATTGTGATGTCGGAGCATGAGGCAAAAATTGAGGGGCTTGCGAGATTTGTTTTGACGCTTCCCACGAAGGAAGCTAGGAGGAAGTGGCTAGACCAGTTTGAGGCCAAGCACAATTTGACGATAGCAGAGGAACTAAAAGAGAGAATTACTCAGATTCATAGAGAGCGCGTTCGTGCTTCCGGCGTTTAACTAGACCAGGCAACTCCTTACCACCGGCTTTAGTCCACGCCATAAACCCTTCCGCAGCACCCTCAAAGTCACCACGGTTGTGCTTCATTCTTATCGTGCTTCTTTGGAGGTTGCCAAGCCCGACGTTGAAGCTGAAGGAAACCAGAGCGTCAAAGCGGCCTTGAGTAAGTCCACTTGGACAGAGGCGCAGAACTCCTCGCTCGAATGTAGCCAAGTCTGCTGCAAGGATAGCATCGACCTCAGCCATGCTAAGAACTCTGTCCCACTCTGTGGGAAGGGGTATATTTTTGCGCTCATTGAACGGAACCCTTATGTGATTGGGATCAATGACATGGCCAACGGCCACAGACCAAATTAGCGCGGGGCAACGGTAAGGTTTTGTCCTTACGCCTTCGTCCTTCTTGATGCCCTCAATCGCTTCCTTGCTTACCTTCACTTCTTACCCCTGCAATTGTCAAAATGGTATCGACGCATATTGCCACCACCACCAACTAGCCCGCAGTTCGGACAAGTTACAAGTGCTCGTTTTCCTTTGCAGGCTTCGCTAAGTTTCTTAGTGTAGTTTGGATTTTGCAGCCGTTTGGCAGCACCTTTAACATATAAATCACGGTTACGCTTTGTGCCAGTAGAACCATCAGAGTGGGGTGCTTTGTTGTAAAGGCCATCAATAAAACACTCAAGAAATGCTGTTTCTAACTCCTTGGCTTCTTCAATG